CGTTTGGCCAATGGTTTATAGCACCATCTCGATTTTATCTCTTCGACTTTAAATAATTGACGATCCACCAACTGGATAAACCAGTCTGGTCCTTGACCATACTCTTCGTATACCCAAGGAAGTCGGGCATGAGATCGATAGATTCCTTAGCAATTTTGTCAATATTGTCAAGAAACCCTGGGATATCCAGTCCTAGTCTGTATTTATCCCTTTTCATGCAAAATTCTGCGAACTCGGCACGTAGAGGATGCCACTTAACATTCTCAATGATGGATAACTGTCGCAAAGCTACCATCTTCGCTGACCACACTTCCGGGTCGTAGTACCGCTCTTGCTCCATCAGCCTACCAAGAGCACGATAGGTTGAATAGACGCCAACGCATACCCCGTCTTCGCGGTAGTCGGTGTGATGCCACCGTCTTAGGTATATGCAATCCTGTTTGCTCACATACTGTTTGCTCTCATTCATCTCTTGGCCATGAGAGGTATATGATCGCACTACATCCTCCACAGTAATGCCTGGGTAAGTGAGAACTCCATCATCACCAAGACACTGTGAATTTGGGTTAAGTTTGGTGTGTTTATTTAGGGCGGCCTCATATTGTAGAGCCCTATGCGCTAACGTTTCGTCAGCATTGGTTCCACCAGAACCACTTCCCATACCGTGTTTACCACTGCGGACTTTTCCAAAGTCGTAAGCCAGAGGTATCATGTACTTAATGGGGAATGTGTTTTCCAGCCAATCTTGCGAATCGCCATTCACAGTCATGAGTTGGCCAAGGATCGTTTTGGCACACTGCTGCATGTCATGATTGAAGTGCTGGTCAAACTTAGAGAAGTCTGTGCAAATAACCACGTCGTCCTTCCCCTTCGTATCAAACATGGCTGTGATACGTTGGTCGACAGATTCCATGCTAACCCAAGCAGGAACTAGATTGAGAGTCTGACATGCCTCAATCAATGGTTGGTAAACTTGCAATTCACTGATGTTAACTGCATAGGGAAACATCCAAACAACCCTCTGTTTAACGTCTTCATCAGTAGGACCTCCTTCTTGTCCTCTCCATCCTAAAACGGCACAAGCTTTCCATACGTGATAAGAACTTTGATTTTCGTTAAGTCCTTGCAACACGAAAGATCCCTGATTAGTAACACTACAAGGTACTGTTTTACCTGTCACTAATCTGCGCTTAGTGAAGTAGGGAGAGCCAGAGTTCGTGGACTTCTTCATCATATCCACAGTCTTTTGCTGTGCACGTACTCTGAGGCCCTTTGCTGCTTTAAATTCTGCGAGAACAGCGCGAATAGCAGCGTCAGACACAGGCTCAGACGATAGGAGAATATCGTCATAGTAATGATCAATGTCTTCAAGCCTTTCAGACAGTGGCTTCATGATAGACATTGGCCCGACCTTAGCCTTTAAGTCGTTTTCAAACTCCACAAGAGTCGGCCACTTGTCAGTGATCGATTCGAGTGAAGAGCTCCAATCTTTCAGAACACTTTCAACTGAGCACCCTTTGGCGAAGGTGGTTCTGTACTCATCCGATTGTCCTTTGACAACTATGTCAAAATAAGACCGTAAGCCAGGATTTGGAAGATTAAAACAATCTTCAAACTTAGTTTCATTATTTTTAGGCATAATGATGGCCTCCTTTCTATAAAATTTGTA